GACAATTAGGTTTACTAATTGATGAGATAGTCCAACCTGCATCGATAGAAAAGATGTAGAACTATCGGATAAAGAGCCGATAGGGTAATACTTGTATCGTTTCTGGGGAAATCCTGGTAATAAGGATTCCAGAGAGCGTACAGCTGATCAGACACTTGGTACCGCATCTAGCAGAAATATTGTTAAGGATAAGGTTCTCGTAAACCTTAAGGAGTACACAGGACCAGCCGATCCAGGCGATGCCACATCTCCTTCAACATTTAAGGTTGCAAGAGAAACTCTCTTAACAGCACAACGTCTTTTATTAGACACAGGTAATCTCAACGTTTTCCATCAGTCAATCGGATTAATGAATGGTCCCATCGCTGCGTAAGTAGTGATTGCAAACGGGGTGAATTGCTGGAAGCCCACTTTAAAAGGGTAATCAGCAGCCAAGCCAACTCACAAGTTGGAAGGTTCAACGACTAGAAGCCGAGAGGAAACTCAGTAATTTGCTTCCACGAGTGCCCCGCTTCCTGAACAAGGAAGATGAGATAGTCTCAACAACATCGATAGTAAAGATGTTGAACTAAAGGATAAAGAGCCTTTAGATAAAGAAATGCATTGACATTGTTGGATGATTACAGACGTTGGAGAGACAGAGTATTCGCAGACGAGCTGTTTAAGGCAGAAGCAAACGGTTTAGCATCAGACTCACAAGGTGGTTACTACTTCCCTGGTGGAGCAGCTAAAGCAGCTGGTAACCCTAAGTACACTTATGGTGCTGGTGTTTCCGCTAAGTTCGACGTTAAAACTGACTTACTTCAGGTAGTTAAGGACTTACGCAAGCGTAACGTTCCAACTTTTTCTGATGGGTACTACAGATGCATCGCTGATCCAACAGCAATGATGCACTTAAGGCAGAACGACGCATTTAGAGAGATTGCACGTTATGCAGGTAACGGCATGGTTAATCCTATGTCTCCTGAGCAAGCTCCTAACGCCAACTTCTTCCAAGGTATGGGTCCAGCTTATGGACAAGCTGGCTTCGTTGCTGGACAACCAGTGATGCCCACAGGATTTTTGTTCGAGGGCGTTAGATGGTTCGAATCAACCAACCTACCTGAGAAAACTATCAATGCAAATATCGCAGCTGACTCAGCAAATGCTGGTGCTGCTGATTACACAATTGCTCCAATGTTGTTCTTCGGACCACAGGCAGTTGGTGTAGGTATTGGTGGTAACAACGCACAGATTCTTCTTAATAACAATGATGATTTCTCAAGATTCATCATTATGATTTGGAGTCTCTTTGCTGGTTTTGAAATTCTTAATAAGGACTTCATTACCGTTGCTTACTCATTCGTATATTGAGGAGGTAACTAATAATGGCTAAAAAGATTTTCCCTGGTAACTGGGTTACCAATTTATCAAGCTATCAAGGACAGCCAGTAGTAGCTGTGCCTGGTAGGGTTTATTACCATCAGGTTGGTTATGCATTAGTTGGTTCCACAGGAGCTACTGAATTTGCAGTAACCATTCCTAGTCCTGATATGCGCGGCGACGACAAAGTTCGTGCTGACATTACAGGACTAACAGTTCCAGCAGGAGCAAACGTTTACCACGTTGGTATTCGTGTTCCTGATATGCGTAAGAACAAAGACGCTGGTTCAGCTTCATCTGGACTCGTTGGTACCAACACAGATACCATCGCAGTCAAGGATGCAGCAGCTTCAGCAGCTGGTTCTATCACAACAACTGTGGTTTCCTCTCCAACACTTGCTGTTGCTAGTACAACTATTGCACCAGCATCTGCAAAGAAAGGAATTGTAACCGCAGCAGTTTTAGGAGGTGCTGAAACTCTGAAGGTTTATGTACGTAACGCAGCTGGTAACGGCGCTGGAAGTAATTTATCTTCTACACAGACTGGTGGTACACCAATCATCGTTGAAGTCTCATACTTCGTAGACGATGAGGTTGCTGGATTGGATGATACATACATTCCATTCATCACAGAGACCTAATTAACTAGGTTTTGTCACTACAATAAGGGCATCTCAAATAGGGATGCCCTTTTTTATTTATGGCGTTATATCAAAATCAAAAGAATGGTCAAGTTGTCGAATTTATCGGACATCACGATAAAGACTGGGCAATGGTAAAAAACGCGACAGGTGTTGTTCAGTATGTTGCTTTAAATGACTTAATTTCTTACGAACCAAACAAAGGCAGGACTGGTCAAACGATTGAACCAATCTCTTCTGACAAGGAAGATGAGGATAAGATCCCAGAAGCAGTCATACCTGCTGACACCAGATTGAATGTAAATGTAGCAACCGCAGAATCCCTAGCTAAGCAGGTCAAAGGTATTGGATATGCAACTGCTAAGAAAATTATTGAGCTTCGATTATCTCTTCCCGGCGAAAGATTTCAGAAACTAGATCAACTCAAGAAAATCCCAAGAGTTGACTGGGATGAGGTATTCAAAGAAGACCTAATCTACATTGCCTAGAATAAAGCGAAAGTCGCTTTTTAATAGTTAGTGGAACTCAACGACTTCGATAAAAGCCGTACAAGGTTCCATCTCGGCTATAACACTGGAGCTAATTTACCTGCTGGTGATATTGCTCGACTAGAGGAAGCGATGGCTCGTGTTCCTGATAGTTATTTCTATGAGCGAATCATTGAGCATCTGAATCGTTGCGACAAGGCTTATCGACTATCTCAGGTTTTTAAATCTGAGACGGCACCACAGCCAAATATGGTTCAGCGAATTACAGGGGATACTGACAGGCAAATCTTCCAGTCAGATCCAATCAAGGCTGATAAAACTTATCGAGAAATTTACCTCAGAGAAGTTGATCGTTTAGCAGAGACTTTATACGTTGCTAACTATCGAAGAGAAGAGGTAAGGAGATATGCATTTGATCGGTCTGGTGCTGAATACATCATGGCAATTAAAGGTCCAGCTGATACGGCGGTTGGAACAAGAGTTGCACAAGCCGTTGGATCACAAAACTGGAGGTAACTAAAAGTGGAAACTCAAATCAGAGGACATGGCAGTCTTCATCCCTACTACCAAGAACGCAATAGGAAGGGGAAAGAAGAACGTGCCATAGAAACGTTAAAGAGTACTGGGTATTTCGACAGGAACAAACTTGTTGATATTGATGCCACTAAAGAAGCAATAGAAAGTAGTGCAACTTCAAGTGGGGGCGATCAGTCCTCTGCTCCGACTACAAATCCTGAAGCCGACAGAAAGAGAAATCAAGCTTCAGACATGGCCGCAATGCTTCAGCAGCATGGCAAAGGAACTTTAGGAGGTGGAGGAGGAGCAGCTTTAGGAGCTGCTGCTGGCTTAGCTCTTAGCGATGGGAATCCATTAGTTGCTCTGGGAGCCGCAGGAGCTGGATACTTTATCGGAAAGAATTTACTAGTACCAAAAGGTGACAAGCCTTTCAATCCTGATCTAAGAATTGAAGGTCCAAATGATGATTTTACGCAACCTTCAGAGAGTGCTGAAGTACAAAAAGGTAAGGCAGAAATATCCGGAAACTATATCGATGAAAGTCAGTTAAATAATGAATTAGCTATTGCACCAAGCTTTACGGATACAGATGAGAACAGAAGTAATGCATTTGCTCCAGACGCAATAACAATGCTTGCCCAGTCGGCCAAAACAACTGGAGACCAAACCATGGGAAACAATATGCAACCAGTTATTGGCGAATTAAATCCAGGAGTAGAGATGGTCAATTCATTGCAAGGTGCTACGGGCAATGTTCCAAATCCGGCTGATGAATTTGTAACCAGATACAAACAGAAAGTACCTAGTTACCTAGCAGCAACTCTTGGAGGTTTGGCATGAATAATAAAGCAGATCACATGAAGTATAAGGAAGGATCGAAGCGTGCCTTCCGTCCAAATGAGTGGTACATAAACAAGAAAGAAGAAAGAGAAGTTAATACTTTCTTAGCTGGATCAAAGGGTGGTGTTCCTAATAATCCAACAAACGTTAAGTCGTTTCAGCCTATCCCTGCTCCAGCAGACCCTGCTGCATCAATGCAAGGTGATCAGGTGATAAGACGTAATCCTTATGGCGATGCAGAACAGATAATTAACAACCAAACACCTATTTTTTCTAGACCAAATCAAAGAGGAGCATCATTCGATCCACCTCCAGTGCCGATTGAAAAAGCAGGGAAAGTAAAAAGAGATAATTCCAAACCAAAAAGAAAAGGGATGAGTACTTCTGTCGGGCTAATGAATACTGGTCCTTTGAGAGACATCTCTCCAATGTGATTGTTTTTTCTTGGTATTCATTTCTCAGTAAACTTTGTATAGATGGTTAATTAAATGGCAACAAGTAGTTCAAACAAAATGCCGCTGTTGGTCGATAGGCCACTGCATTCATTTGCAACAATCGGAGGAACTGCGGCGTTAACAACATCAACAGATTTAAATACACCGGCATCGGCAGGTTGTACTTTGCTTGTTGATTGTTCAGGAAATGATGGAGCTGTAGTTGATAGCTTATCAATTCTTGCTTTAGAGGCGAATACTACGGCAAGAGCTGTATTAGTGTTTTTAAGTACAGCGACAACATCAGCAAACATATCTGCGGTAAATACAGCATATGTTGGTGGGGCGACGATTACCTCTTCATCAAAAGGTGACAGGACAAATATTCCGCTCCCTGCGTTATCTGTTCCAGTTCCAAACCTAGCGAGTCCAGCTGCAACAGTTGCTGCATATCCTAATGAACTAGATAAAAAGAATACAGGTCTATATGTTCCCTCTGGTGCATTGCTATATGTCGGAGTTGACCAAGCAATAGCGGCACCAAGTGCAAATACAAGAGTACATGTTTTCGCACAAGGTGGATTCTTCTAAGTCATGGCTTCGCTTGCTGATACTGGTTCTTATTTAGACCAACTATATAGAGAGAAGTTCAACCGTGAACCTGACGCGGCTGGTAAGGCTTATTGGCAAGCAGAAATTGATTCTGGGAAAACAACACCTGCAAGGGTAGCGGAACTATTTGACGCTTCCGATGAGGCAAAGCAAATTAAGCAGGACAAGGAGGAGGAGACTCGTCAATTCATTGAATCTACATATAGCACTGAATTAGATAGAGAGGTTGATGAGGAAGGGGCGAAGTATTGGGCAGATGAAATTAATAGTGGTAAAGCAACAAAGCAAGATGTAGTTGATAATATTCGTCGCAGTGATGAATATACGGATAACTCACGGGCTTACCTTGAGGGTTTATATGAAGAAATTCTTGACAGAGATCCTGATGATGAGGGGATGCAATATTGGATCAATGATTTACAAAGTGGTCAGACTAGAGAACAAGTCAAAGATAATTTCCAAAGGAGTGATGAAAAATGGCTAGGTGACACATATAGCGAATTACTTGATAGAGACCTAGGAGATGAAGGAAGAAAATATTGGTTGGATGACATAAACAACAAAGGTCAATCAAGAGAGCAAGTAGAAGCAAACATTAAAAGATCAGAAGAATATCAATGTGTCAATTCTGGAGGAGATTGGACAGGTACTGAATGTATATCAAAAGGTGTTATCGAAGAATGTCCTACTGGTCAAGCAAGAAATGATGATGGTGTTTGCGTAGATGAAACCATCGATACAGAGTGTCCAGCGGGTTCAACCTACGATTCATTGACAGGGATTTGCCAGAGGGACGAAGAAATTAAAGTATGTAATATGATGGCCTGCCCTGAAGGGGAAATAAAAAATCCTCAAACTTGTGAATGCGAGCCTGTTAAAGATGACACTGATAACACTGATAACACCGATAACACAGACAACACAGATAACACAGATAACACAGATAACACAGATGACGGGGCGGACGAGTCTGAGTTGAAAAGTTACTACGAGGAAAAACTACAAAAAGCAAAGTCTGATTATGACGACTTAAGCAGAAGTTACGATGCTGATTTCAAGCAAGGAAGAGATCATGAGACATCACACTTAACAAGCGGCTTTACTGTCGGAGGCTTTCCAGGGTCTAGGCGTTCAGACTTAAGATCAGGATCAACTGCAACGTCTGATAGGTCAAGGAAGAGAAGTCGAATTACATTTGGACCAAAGGCTAGAGATGATCGACCATATGCAAGGCAAGGCATGAAATCTGGCTCTGATACTGGTAGTACATTTTTTGATCCCTCTAGCAGCTTTAGGTAATGGCTAAAGGTCTTGGAAGCCTAGGAACAGGTTTCGGGCTTCAACCCATTAACAAAGGGATTGGTTTAAATAAAGCGAAAGGTCTCTACCCAAGCAAAGGTAAAGGTTTGGGACTGTACGGAACTGCTCAGTTCCCCACAGTTCTTGAAGCCTATAATCGTCAAAGCGATTACAAGAGATGGCAACTAGGTCAGGCTTACTATTTCGGGACAGGTAGGACTTGGGATGACTTATCTCTTTACAGCAATAGCAGATTCACGACAGGTGCTGTTAGTGGCGTGTCAAAAGACATCGTCACGATGTTTCCCAGCGAGACAAGCCCAGAGAGAGTTTGGTATGTCGGTCAGAGGACACGAGGTAGTATCACTATTCCAGTGACAATAGGGGCTAGGCAACAAACTTTTACTACCGATCCAGACCCCTCTCAACACAGGCTTAGATTTGATGTCAATGGAGTTCTCACTAATTCGCAGTTACAAATATTCAACATCTTTATTGGAGATCAATTTGAAGATACAGGGACAACGGGTAACTATCCAGACAACGTAGTACCAAAGCCAGCAGGCAGCGTTGCTTTGACACTGGTTGACGTAAACGAATCAACTGGACATTTGTTTTTTGACCTATCAAGACCTTATGGCCGAGTTGAAATCAATGGAACAATCTATTGGAAAAAATTAGATTACGATCCTGCTGATCCACATATCTTTAATACTGGACGACGTTTAAACTCTTCAACTAAGTTTTTCTGTTGTTGTCCTGATCATCTTGGTGGTGCGCTAGCAAACCTTGAATTTCCAAAAGGTGACGTAGATCAAGACATGTTCCCAATGCCTAACGCAAGTAGAACAGTTCGAGCAGCATGGGAAAGTCAAGGTGCTGGTTACTACCGTCAGTGGCGCAGTCTAGATAGTCG